GCGCGCGCATTTCGTCGCCTTTGAGTACGAACCGCCCGTAATCTATATAACGCCGCCCAATCGCGTGTAATCCGTCCCGCGCGGCAAGCAAAATCTCGTGGTACTGGTCATCGAAGTGCTGCTCAGCGAGAACTAAACTCATGTTGATCATACCAACTAGCACGTCCCATGTGTCACGATCTGCCTGACCGCTGCACAATTTCACCATCGCCATGTGGTTTTTTGCATACAAATCTGTGAGTTCTGCGCCTTGAATGCGCTTGTAACCGCCGATGAAATAGTTCAACGGGTTCTGCACTACTGTTTTTGGCTTGTACTTCTTGTTTCGCTTTTTCATTTTCTAATCTCCTTTAAGCTAACGCTAGTTTGTTCTGCACCGCAATGTAATCCAACTCTTTCACGTTAAAGCACGGTAAATATGGATCGTCTAAGCCTTTCTCTAAACACCATGCTTTTAGCCTTTGATGCCCGTTTGCCGCGCCTTGTTCGTACCCTGCCCGATGTGCAGCTGCTAAAGTGATGAAGTACCGCACCATTTCAGGACAGCCAGTAAATGCCTTTCGCACGTCTTTTTTGTCCTCGTCATTCCATCCGTAATACTGTGAAAGGTATTTCAAATCGTCTGATAATCTCGCTGGGTATTGCATGGCTAGAACTCCACATCGTGAACTAACGCTTCAACCTGCATAGTTTGAGGGTGATCGTGGCGGCTTTCTAGATATTGCATTGATCCATGGTCAAACCAGAAATTAAACATTCCCGAATCCATTTCTTCTGCATGTCGCTGCTTTTCAAGAATCAATACTGCATCTGGCAAATCTGGCAAGTGGTCGCCATTGTCACGCAATGCATTTTCCTTCTTCTTGTTACGCCAAACAATAAATATGTTGTCGACTAAATCGGTGATCGCGCCAGAACCTTTAATGTCGAACTTATTCGGCATTGATTCTTCATCTTTGAGCTTCTTGACGTGCAACACAAGGTGAATGTGACAGCCCGTATCTGCTGCAATAGTGCAAAGCGCATTCACAAAATCTTTCTGCGCGTTGTAGTTGTCTTCACCTGCTACGACCTTCATCAAGTTGTCGACAAAGAACTGAGTAATACCAAACTTCGATATCGAGTACCGGATAACCGCAAGCATAACCTCGGGTTTGCATGAGCCAAGATGATCGTACAGCCACAATTTACCGTCCGTCCAACTGTGCAGCTTGCGAATGTATTCAATCTTAGGTTCAAACGCACCGAATGATTGTCTAGCGAACCGCGCCATAGTCTTAATTGGCGGCATTTCCAACGATGCCAAGCAAACCCTCTCTCCTTGATCGCATAAGCTGAGAACCGCTTGCCCCGACATCATCGACTTACCATGTCCGTTAATACCCGCCCACAATGTTACTTCACCCTTACGCACGTTAAAAACCGAATGAGTGCAACGCCATGGCAATCTAAGTTTAGGCGCTTCCTGCGGCTTGTAAAAGTGATCTATCACACCATCAAGCCATGAACTAGCAGGATTAACCGCGTGATTTACTTCTTCGTCCATCCATTCCGTTAAATCAAAATCATCTCGAATCAACTGCATAGTTCCCCCGAAAACATCTTATTTTGAATGCTGCACCATGGATTAGGAATCAGCTTCATTTTTAATTCCCGTTGCGGCTTGTCTAGCGCCTTCTCACAAGGCAATCGCCAGAACTCCGCGCCTTCCTTACGATCTACGTCCCAAATCGCTAGATAACGCGGCTTCGTCTCTGCAATCGCCTTTATTGTCTGAAACCAATCAACACCAGAACTCGCATAAACGCAAATATCCAAACCCCTACACCATGACCATTCATATTCATTTTTGGCAATCGCATAAACCGTGTGATTAAGTTCTTCAATTCTGCCAACAAGCGAAACGAGGATCATTTCATCAGGACGGTATCCACGTTTGCGCAAGTCAATGATCTTGTGAGCATTGGTCGGTATCATCTTGGAAGTGGTTGACGTTGCCATTTTCCGATCTCCCCCGTATAAACCATATCACCTTTACGATCCCCAATTTTCCATTGTGGTTCTGAAACAACATTTGCCAACTGACCAGCATATTGTGCGAAATTCGTTGCATTGAACAATGTTGCTGGGCGCAAATACTCAACCATCTTTTTGTCATTCAGCCATTCAGCAACTTTTGAATCAATTACCTGCTTGCACTTTTCAACCGTTGCCCCTTCTTTCAATCTCGACTCAATCAATTTCAGATTTGCAGGGACTGGCTGAAAGTCTCGATTAGTCTTTTCGTTTAAGTATTGCAAAACAGCGATAAGGTCGGGCTTGCTCGACAAAGGTTCTTTTATTGGTTCTTGGTTATTGGTTATTGGTTCTTGGTTGGCATCGTCTCTTGCATTGCGTTCGCTATGCGTTGGCATTGCGTTCGCATTATTTGCCCATCTTTTGTGAGCTGCATCACGTGATTTTTCACTTTTACCGTGAAATTTCAATATTTCATCATCGCATCTTTTATGATGAAAACCATCTTCCAATTGAACGAAGAAGTCTTTTAACACGTTTTCATACGCTTTTGATTCGTCCGCAGTGCGAACGCATACCAAACGCATGTTTGACGCATGATCTAATGATAAAGGCTGTTCGTTGGTGTAATACAAATCAAGAAGTTGACGGTAAATGCCATGTTCAAGAAGTGTTAGGTGCGCGGTATCTTTTCGATAGTCGCCGATGTGGTGCTGGTAGTAGTACATCATTCCACCTCTGCAATTGGAAAACTAAAATCGTCTTCACGCAATGAAGAAACCCAATAGCCAGAAGTATTTTTACCCATTCCTTTATCAAGCATTTCATCGACTGTTAGGCATCGTCTTTTTGTTCCAAACTCGCCCGTTCTGTGTTTATCGAATGCAAAACTTGAATTGAACAACTCACCACACCCAGCGCATTGATTTCGATCTCCGCGCACTTTAGCTTTTTCCATTTTATTTCCTTTGAATGCAAAAAGGCTTCACCTGCACTCTCTCCAATATGGAGTTGGTCGAACGGGGCAAGTACCCGCCAGAATGCATGTGAAGCCTTACTTACTAATGTTGGCGACCAAGCCAGACTTAATTATAAACCGTTACTTAAAAAAATCAATCATCTATTTTTTCTTTGGACGTTGTAAAAGCACATATTGACAGACTTTAGCGCGACTGTATCGAGTAGGCGCGTCAATCATCTTGTGCATAAACACGTAGCCCATTGATTCTAGTTCAGGAATACGGGCTGCAAGCCTTGCAATACCAAGTTGCATTTGTGCTTGATGTGCTGTCAATCGGCTATTGCGACGAAAGTATTTTTTCAGTTCTTCTAGCTGTGTCATGATACGCTCGTATAAGTGTAGTGGTTGATGCAATCCCGCGCCGTGCTTTCCGGTACTCCGTGCTTTCGTGCAACAGCAAGATACCCGCAACCTTTTACGCCTTGCTTGTAATCTTTGCGGATTGCTCGAACTTGCTCAGGTGTTAGAACTCTCTTTCTCGTCATTATTATCTCCAAACAAATCAGGTTGATCGTTGCGCACAACTTCAATTTTTTTAGAAGAATGCGAGTTACCCAACCCGCGATTCTTGGCGCACGTTGAACCCACTGGATAACCGCCTATGAAGAACTCGGCTTTATCCAGTGGGCGATTACATATTACGCATCTAAGCTGCGTCATCTTCTGCAAATAAATCCATATTGCGAGACTTCGCGTCAGCCATGTTCTTTACTGCCTGTTCGTAATAACTTGGCTTTAACTCGCTACCTATGAACCTGCGCCCCATTTTGACAGCCGTATAGCCTTCTGAACCTACACCAGTGAACGGACTAAATACCAAGTCATCCGGTGCAGTCCACAAGTCCATAGCGCGTTCGATCACGTCAAGTTGTAACGGACAAATATGTTTAACATCATCTTCTTCACGCGCATCACGGAAATTCAAAGTGCGTGATTGGTCAATGTCAAACCAAACAGGCGATGCATAACGCTGCCACATTTGCACAGGAAACTCTTCTGCGGTGTGACTAATAGGCTTATCATTAACGCCCGGCTTGCGGAAAATAACCAAGTAATCAGCCAAGCCTTGACGCGACATTGAACTGTCTTTTTTAATCGTTTTATGAAGCAATCCAAGTGCTTTTGTGCGTTGCATAGCCACAACTGGATCTTTCCAAATGCATACCTCGGAATGGTAAATAAACCCCGCTTTTTGATGAGCGCGAATAATATCGCCACGGAAATCACGAATGCCAATAAAACCATCATTGGCTTTTGATGTGGTTAGGTTCATACAGTGAACAGCTACTAGTCGACCGGGACGCATCATTCGATAGTTCTGTTCGATCAAAAATTGATAATGCAATCGGAATTCATCACTTGACTTGTTGTTTCCCATATCTCGATCTGAGTTGGAATACGTGAATAGCGACTCGAAAGGAGGACTGTAACAAGTAAAGTCAATTGAATTGTCAGGAATTACCTTGGAAAGTTCTACACAATCAGCGTTGTAAATTGCCCATTTGTCAGTTACAGTTTGCGCTACTACATTCATTTTTTACTCCTTAATAAATTGTTTTTCTACGTTTTTTTTACTATGCACCCACCTATGGCATGTTTTGCAAAGTAAAACTAGATTTGAAACTTCACTTCTTTTTTCTCTTACTTGGAAAGAAACAATATGATGTATATGAAATGTTCCTCTTAATCCAGAGTTATGAATAGCCCCGCATTTTTGGCATATACCTTTATCTCTTGCCCATACTGCTTTTACTGCAAAAACCCATTCTTCCGATGAATAAAATGCTTGTCGTTCTGGAGTTAATCCACCTTTCCAATTGATTGATTCTTTCCCAAACTTTCCTTTGTTTGGCGCACCATTTTCTTTTTTAAATGGCATCCGACCATCACGCTTTGCAATATCACTCAAAAGTTTTTTAGTTTCTTCTGAATGTTTTTTACCTTGGAAATAACTTTTTTGTCCTGCTTTTATGTTTTGACCGTAATCAGTTCCTCGCGGCCTTGTTTCTAATCCATAGTCTCTTATCCACTCCCAAACTCGCTTTGGATCACGTTTTATCTCCCTAGCTATTTGATTGGCGCTTTTACGATTAGTTACATACTCAGAAAAAAGCCATTCTTTTGTAAATCCCAATTTTTCTCTTTGCAGCTTTTGCCATAAACCTTTGCAAATGTTGTTACAGAAAAATTCTGTTATAGGCCGATTTTTTCCATAATTCCAAAATACTCTGTTTATTTTTGAACCGCACTGAGAACAATCAACATCTTTTCTTACTGTCATATTTTACACTCCTTATGCTAGTGATAAATACTAACATAAGGACTCGTAAATTTACAATAGCCAAGAAGGTAAAATAATGGGAATCATCGGGTTATATTCAGTCTTTTCTTGACCAGCACCGAAGATCTCTTTTTTCATTGACTCGCTCATATGTTTTACCATTTCTGCGCCCATCTGCGCGTTCTGTTCTTCTTTACGTTTAATATTAGCTACCACTGCGCCTTCTGACTCTGCGCTGATAACATGCACATTGACCTCATACATCTGCCCGAATCGGTAAAACCTGCGAATGGCCTGATAGTATTGTTCCCATGAATCAGAAAGACCAACGAAAGCTGTATTGTGGCAATTCTGAAAATTCATACCAGCGCCTAGAATTTTTGGCTTAGAAACTAAAACCCTGATTTCGTTATCCAAGAAATCATGAACTGAATTTTCTTTATGTTCGATTGAATCGCTACCAGATACATCAACAGCACCGGGAATCAATGCCACTAGCTTTTCCGCTTCTTCGTTCCGATGACACCAAATAACCCATTGCTCAGTACTAGCATTTACTACTTCTGCGCACTTAGCCACTCGATCATCGACCGACTCTTTACGCGCTGCGTTGCGTTCCATCAAACCAGAAGCAATGTCAGCAAATAGCCCGTCAGTTGATTTAGACTCGACTACATGCTCAAACATATTCAATTGCGGCAAAATGTAAGCTGAACCGTCAAAGCCTAAGTCTGTAGGGCTACGAATAACGCAAGCCCAAGTCGATAACCATTCCCAGAACTTTGACTTGCCATGACCTTTTAAAATCCATGTGCCAGTGTCGCCAGCATCGTTAATAAAAAACATTGCCAGCATTTCTGCCATGTTCATAATGCCTAAGAACTCGGATTGGTTGCCTAATTCCATAAAATCATTAGGGCTAGGCGTTGCGGTACAGCTCAAACGATACGGCACACTTTGACATGCTGAGATTAACGCATTACGTGTTTTACCGTCACGGTTCTTGATAATGCTTGACTCGTCCAATACAACACCATGAAAGTCATCCAAGTTGAAACGATCTAACATTTCATAGTTTGTAATGTTAATACCCGGCTTTGCGTTTTCTTGATCGCGGCAAAAGTTAATACTGATACCGAACTTCTCGCCTTCGCGCACTGTCTGCTGAGCCACACATAAAGGCGCAACGATCAAAACATCACCATCTGTATGATCTACTACCGACTGCGCCCAAGATGTCTGCATCAGCGTCTTACCTAGTCCAGTATCGGCAAATATTGCAGCTCTGCCACGTTTCAAAGCCCACTTAACAATCACACGCTGGAAGTCAAATAGATTCGCGTTTAAATCATCAAGTTCAACATCGAAACCTGCGATTATTGGTACTATTTTCTTGCGTTCCAAAAACTCTTCGTAATTCATAATTTTCCTTTAGTCGAAAAAAAACCTGCTTTGTAAGTGGCTGGGGAATTCCAACTTACCAAGATTGGTAAAAGTTAAGCTGGAAAAGCCACTTACAAAACAGGCTTTCCAATCTTTGTTTATTGCCCGATCCCCATCGGTTAATGCAATGTAGATACTGTAAATTAAATTTTATCCACAGTCAATTACCCTGTGGTTTTTAAGTCTCGTAATTTACGTTTATAAAGCTCTTTGATCTGCTTGAGATCGTCAATAGTCCACTTGACAACATCGTTGTTACTTTCTAATTCTTCGACCGCTTGCAAGCCTATTCGAGCAATAACTCCAGCCCTAAATTCATTTCGCTTAGCACCTCCTGGGCGATTACAATTTTTTCTTTGACCAAAAACATTGTTTTCGTTAAACCGCAGGTGAGGCGCTGAGCCGCGGCTTAAAAAGTGTCCCGCGTCCATCGATCCGCCTGGGCGATTCGGCTCAAATGGCTTACTACAGCAAATACAAGGCTTATCAGCGTCGCGCGCGCGAATAAATGCATTAAACGCTTTTTGCGCATCAGCAATCCATTCTGCACGACTTTTTAGCTTTTCCTTGCGCACTTTGTCGATAGCGCGAACATTCTTAGCCTCTGCTCGTTTGCGCTTCTCTAGCAGCTTTAAGCCTAACTCAGCCTCGCACTCAATCGAACATGTGTTTTTGAATGGCCTATTAGCCTGTTTGCATACCTTACATTTTCTACTTAGCATCTTTGTTTGTCTCATAAAATGCAATCGAGTATTCAATTAAGCTACTGCCCCGGGCTTTCGACATCAAAGCAGTAGATTCCCGGATATTCACGAACTCACCTTCAAGCCCGGGAATAATCTCTGCACCTTCCTTAGTCGCCATAGCATGGCCGGAAACTAGCAATATTTTCCATTGTTCAGCCGTGCGAGTCTTGCCAGCCCATTTAATACCAGACTTGGCAAGATCGCCGCATATAGCGTGAAATTTTGCGTTCTGTTCACCATTGCGAGTAGGTGGCTTAATTCTTACCTCGTATTCATCTGGCGCGTTTCTAACAGCTTCCACGGCACGATCACGGGCGGTTTGATGCACTAGACGGAAGATCATTTGACATGACTCCAGCATGTTCTTTTTCGCTTGTCTATATCAGTGCTTCCTGCAAAAATAGACGCGGTTTTCCTTTCATTAATAAATTCTTTTTTTACACCTTCAAACTCTTTGTCTTTTGAAAATCGAATATTTCTGCTTTTTGATTTCATGACGATCTTATGCAAATCAAGTAACGATTCTACTTTTGACGAATATAATAATTCGTTTAATTTAGGAAATTGCTTGGCGATATATACAGGTACGGTTTCGCCGCGTAAAAAAATAAATTTATCTTTTGGTAGCCAAGGAAAATTTTCATTAGCAGAATCAAAATGTGCATCTTTTGAACCCATTACAGCTTCGTAATATGTTCGCAGAGACCATCTTTTTTTCCAAGCAATAATGAAATATTTTGCCGCTTTTTCTTTATCAAACATTTAAATTCTCCCATTAAAAAAGTAATATCTCGATACAAAAGCGCCATGACTTAGCTTGTGCGCGGAAATAGCGTTTCCGTAGTCGTCTGTTAGGTGCTCTAGTGTTTTTAGTGCGCTCATTTTTTTATGCCTCGCCATGTCTGATTTTGATCAAGAGCTACTTGCCTACGTGCATAATCTTTTGAAATTTCCATGTAATATTCCTGATACCATAATTTCCCATCCCAGTGCCGTTTAGGATAGCACTGCCAAAAATCAGACCACTCATCTGTTTCATATTCCCCCACATGGTGCGGAACAAACTTTGCACCGTCGAACCAATCTGTTGTTTTAATGTTGCTCATGATTGCACCTCATTAGGATTGGAGGATAATCCTCTCCATTTTAAATTCTGATCTGCTGCTATTAAAACAGATTGATTTGCGCTCTCAACCGTATGGCTCCAGCAATGCCAATAACCGCGTTTAAATTTTGCATAAATAAACCCATCAACATGGTTATATTTGCGCTGATAAACCCCGTCCCTAACAGGCTTCAAATCGCCGCTAATCCAATCGGTAAGCTCTGGCTCTTGCTTGATTGGCGTGGTCGGTAGATGTAAATAGCCCGCAGGAAGTTCGCCTACGCTACCCATCGCTTGCGCTTTTAGTTTTCTTTCCATTTAATTGT